TATCAGCTTTGATTGCGGTTATGTTAGGACAAATTTTATTGAAGGCTGTAATAACCGTTATAAGCATTCCGCTTATTTATGTAATTCCAGACAAGCAGATTGTGACAGATTGAACACTATAAAAAATGGCTAAATTGACGGTTGACAAGGTGAACGGACTAATTGACGAGATGATGGGCAACGTCTCAATGGTTGCGCGTACTCTGAATGTTAGTCGCACGACTTTGTATAACTACATCAATTCACATTCAACCGTCAAGGCGAAGCTGGATGAAGCACGCGAGAAGATGATTGACAACGTTGAAAGCGTCCTATACTCAAAAGCCCTGGCGGGTGAAGCCTGGGCGGTGTGCTTTTTCTTGAAAACGCAAGCCAAACATCGGGGCTATGTGGAACGGCAGGAACTTGCCAACCCGCCAGATAGCACTTTCCGGGTTACATGGGATGATGTGGAAAATGGAAATTAGAGCAGCCCCCCACCCGGGGCAGGTCGAGGTACACAACAGCCCGGCACGGTTCAAAGTGCTGGCGGCTGGCAGGCGGTGGGGAAAGACCCGGCTGGGCGTGAATGAATGCCTTGACGTAGCGAGCACAGGCGGGCGGGCGTGGTGGGTATCGCCCAACTACAAAATGTCAGAGGTGGGCTGGCGTCCCCTGCGCCAACTATCCCGCCGAGTACCAGGAGCGACCATCAAACTGGCGGATAGAGTGGTAGAGTTTTCCGGCGGTGGGTTTGTGGCGGTACGATCTGCTGACAATCCCGACAGCCTGCGCGGTGAGGGATTGAACTTTGTCGTCATGGATGAGGCGGCATTTATGAGCCGTGAAGCCTGGACGGAGGCAATCCGCCCGGCACTATCTGACAGACAGGGCAGGTCTTTGTTCATCTCCACCCCGAAGGGGCGCAACTGGTTTTGGGAAATCTACCAGCGCGGCGTCAATGGCGAGGATGGCTGGCAATCCTGGACGTTCCCTACTGCCGATAACCCATACATTGACCCGGCGGAAGTGGAGGCGGCGCGGCGAGAGTTGCCGGACATCATATTCAGGCAGGAATACCTTGCCGAGTTTGTAGACGACCAGGGCGGCGTCTTTCGGCGCGTCCAGGAGGCTGCCCGCTTGCAGCCGATAGACCGGGCAATCGAGGGGCGTCAATATGTCGCAGCCGTAGACCCTGCAAGTGCAACGGACTACACCGCCGTATGCGTCCTGGATGTGGAGAGCAAGCAGCAGGTCTACCTGGACAGGTTCAACCGGGTGGACTACCCCGTATTAGAGGACAGGCTGGCGGCGGTCTATGACCGCTTCCGCCTTGACCGGATGCGCATCGAGGGCAACAGCATCGGTGCGCCGGTGATTGACCACCTGGTTGCGCGTGGCTTGCGCATTGAGACTTTTACGACCACCAACGCCACAAAGGGGGCAATTATTCAGCAGCTGATGGCAGCCTTCGAACACGAACAAATTGCCATCCTGGACGACCCGGTGCAGACCGGGGAATTGTTGAGCTACGAAAGCAGAAAGACCGCATCCGGGGCTATCACTTACAATGCCCCGTCGGGGATGCACGATGATACCGTTATGGCGTTAGCTATGGCGTGGGATATGGTGGCGGGCAATCCGCCAATCACTGTGATTGATGACCCTTTTGCAGGATGGTGAAAGATGAGTATATTTGACACTTGGATTGAGAAATTATCTTACCAGCTATCGGAGCGGATTGCTGGCAAGCTGGCGGACGTTCGCACTACGGTCAATTATCGCTATGGCAAGCAACGGCGGCAGATGGGGGTGAAGCCAGGGCAGCCGGATGATAACATGACCGTGAACTTCACCGGGCTGATTGTGGATCGCGGCATTAGTGCGGTGATTGGTGACGGGATTGAATTTGACCTGCCCGGTGAAGGGGACACACCGGAGGATGCATACATTGAGGCGGTCTGGAAAGCCAACCAGAAAGAACGGCTGCTGTTGTCCGCACTCATGGCGGCTGCCGATGGAGGCACCGGGTACATCCGCATTATCCCGGACGGTATCGTTGGCGAGGACGGCAACACCTACCCCCGCCTGGTGGTACTCAACCCTGGATTTATTGTCATGGACGCCCTGCCGGAAGACAAAGACATGGTATGGCGGTATCTCATCGAGTACCAGGTGGAAGGGCTGGACAACAAGACCCTGACCCGCCGTGAGACCATCCAGATCACCGAAAACGGCTGGGAAATTGTATCCGAAGAAATGCACGGCTACGGCGGGCGGTGGATTGAAGTCGCCCGCGATATGTGGGGCTACGACTTTCCGCCGATTGTCCACTGGCAGAACTTGCCGAACCCCTATGACGCTGCGGGCGAGCCAGACCTGACCGATGACGTGATCGCCGTCCAGGATCGCATGAACTACCTTGCCAGCAACCTCAATAAGATCATCCGCTATTATGGACACCCGATGCGCTATGGCGTGGGACTGGGTGCAACCGACAAACTGCGTGTCGGACCCGATGAAATGGTATCCGTCAGCAAAGACGGGGACATTCGCCAATTGGAACAACTGGGTGACCTTGCCGGGTCCATGCAATTCCTAGTATTCGTGCGCCAGGCATTGTTTGACATTACCCGCACGGTGGACATTGACAGCCTCCAGGACAAAATCGGCGCACTCACCAACTTCGGGCTGCGGGTGCTGTATTCTGACTTCATTGCCAAGACCAACACCAAGCGGCTGCTGTTCGGTGAAGCCCTGCGGGAAATCAACCGCCGGGTGCTGACCATGAACGGCATGAACCCCGACCCTGGGGACGTGGTATGGTCCGACATTCTCCCGACCAACGTGCAGGAGGAAGTCAACGTCCTCACAACCGACCTGGGGAACGGGCTGGTCAGCAAGCAGACCGCCAGTAAGCGGCGGGGCTACGATTGGGAAAGCGAACAGGAACGGATGCAGGAGGAAGCCGCCGCCGGTGACAACGTGGGTGCGGCTGTTCTGCGGCTGTTCAACCAGGGAGGACAGTAAATGCCATATCTCCCGGACGTGCTGTCAGCCGCCGCCCAATACCAGGCAGCCCTGGAACGGCAGGACGCCGCAGCACTCGCACGGCTGGCGCGGGCATACCATGACGCATACAAGCGCATAGAAGGCAAACTCAACGCCCTGCTGCTGGAAACCGCCGGGCGTGACCTGACAATGGGGGAAGTCACCCGGCTGGGGCAATACCGTTCCATGCTATCGCAGATCGGCGTGGAACTGCGCGACATGGAAGCCCTGACTAGGGACATCACCCGGCAGCTTGCAGACCTGGGCATTGACACCGGGCGCAGGAACGCCGGGAATTACATCAGCATCCTGGCATCCGGGGAAACGAAGATAAGTGCGGACTTCATGCGCCTGCCAAGTGGGGCAATTAAAACCATGCTGGGCTTCCTGGCGGACGACAGCCCGTTATACAAGGGAATTGCCGGCATCTCCGAACACGCCCCGGAGATTGCCAGCGCGCTGGTACAGGGCATCGCCCAGGGGCGCAACCCCAACGAAATATCCAGGCTGCTAAACCGCACCTGGGGCATGGAACTCACCAGCAGCATGAAAACGGCAAGAACCGCCATGCTGTGGGCGCACCGGGAAGCGAGCCGGGCAACGTATGCAGCCAATGGGGACGTGGTAAAAGGCTGGATATGGTACGCCGAACTGGACAGCGACACCTGCCTGTCCTGCGTATCCATGCACGGCACAGAACACCCCATTGATGAACCGCTGGACGACCACTGGAACGGGCGATGTGTGGCACTGCCTTTGACCGTCTTTGGCAACCCGGTGGAGAAAAGCGGGGAAACCTGGTTCCGGGAACAGTCCGAACAACGGCAACGGGAGATGATGGGGGGGCGGCGTCATGCCGCCTGGCAGGACGGTAAATTCGAGTTTGGGGCATTATCGCGGCAGGTGGATGACACCGTATTTGGACACATGCGCACTGAAACGCCCCTGAAAGACCTGGTGCAGGATGAGTGAGGAGGAACGCCTGTTCTGGATGGCGATCCGGGCGGCATTACTGGCAATCGTAGCGGCGATAGAACGCCGGTGCGGGATAAACAAACAAGAAAAGTAAAACTAATGTTTGCGTAAGGAGGAGAATTATGGCACGAAAAGATTTTATGTACTTCCGGGTTTCACAGGAAGAGCGGGGAATCATCCGGGTTCTATGTAAGCGGGAAGGGGTGACTGCGTCCGCTTTAATCCGGGACCTGGTCCGGGCTGAAGCAAAGCGGCAGGGGCTTCCACCCGCCGGGCTGATCCACCTCTACGATGAGGACGGCACGGAAAAGCCCAACCAGGAGGCATCCTGATATTGGTGTATTGTATTCACGTGTAAATAATGTTATAATTTATGTTATAACTCATGTATTGAGTTTAGAGGTGTATGGGGCGCGCGCCTTCCGGCGCGTGGGTGCTTGAAACGTATAGCGACCCCAAAATCCTCCCAAGTGCTATAAGTCAAGGGCGACACAGGGAGCACAGCAAAAGGCAGTGAGTGTAAAAGCCCGCTGCCTTTTGCGTTTAATGGGGGAATATTTGTTAGTCTGGTTTATCGCTACT